GGTGCTTCTTTGCGTTATCTTAGCCAAAAGTTTACCATGGTTACTCCCGAGGCTAAAGCAACACTAAACGATATTGCAACTGAAGAATTAGGGTGTCATTGTTATCATAAATAATTTTAGAGCATCATATATTTACACTATAACCCTATAAAAACAAATTAGGAGCGTGATTATATGATACCAATGAACGGATTTAGAACAATGCAACCAATGCAACAAAGACCGCAACAAACTCAAAAAACTGAAAAAAAGAAACAAGTCCGGATGTCGGTTTCTTTTAAGGATGATGAATTATGGTTACATGAAGAAATTTATAAACACTCCTGCCCTGCTGGCTGGGTAAAAGATATTTTAAAAGCCTACTACCAAAAATAAAAAAGGCAGCCCCACCTGCGAAGTGAAAAAGCTGCCTTCTTTGCTACCAGCCACAAGTGACCGATGTTTATATTATAAATCGGTCGCTCTAAAAATGAAAGGAGCGATTGTATGAAATTCAACGCAATTAGTGACAAGAAAACAAGCTTAATTGAAACTAGCCTATTAGCAATCCTTGGTGGTGCTGCCTCTTCTTTTCTATATCCCGCATATGCCGTGTATGGTTGCGGTATGGCCGCCATGGGTGCTGGGGGAATTATTTACTCTGCTCTTACCTGGTCCCGATTTGATAAGCTCTGGAAATCTACTGGGCTATGTGTTGGTTCTTCCTATCCTCTTAAAAAAGGTGTTAAAAAAACTGATATTAGCACAATTTACACCTTTACACTACCATGTGGGCTTAGCGTCCAGGACTTTGATAAAAATAAAAAAGCCATTGAACAACACCTAGGAAGAGAAATAGATATTAAATATACTTATAAAGAAATCCAAATTGAAGTTTTTGAGCAACTCCCGTCAACCATCCAGGAATACCAACCAACTTTCATTAAAGGGAATGTCCCCATTTTGGTTGGTTATGATCGGAAAGGAAATCTAATTACCACCGACTTATCCGATGGTACTCCACATCTCCTTATTGCTGGGGAAACTGGCTCTGGTAAATCCACCGCTCTTCGGTGTATCATAACAAACTTAATACTGCATAGCGATGCTACATTGCATTTGGTCGATTTAAAACGGGGTGCAGAATTCAATGTCTTTGCTAAATCTTCCAAAGTATCCTCTTTTAGCAGAACCAAAGAAGATGCTGAGAACATCTTAGAAGAAATCAATACGGAAATAGACCGCCGCTACGATTTATTTTTTGACAATGACGTGGCAGATATAAAAGAATATAACCGCAAGTTTGGCCGCTCCAAACTTGACTATCAGGTAGTAATCATTGATGAGTTTGCTGACCTGCAGAGCGAAAAAGGCAGTATTAATATATTTGAAACTATTGGCGCAAAAGCTAGGGCATGCGGCATCCATATGATTATCTCCACGCAGCGCCCCGACGCTAAGATTCTGAACGGCCGCATTAAAGCCAATGTATCCTGCATCCTGGGCTTAAAAACCATGAATGATATTAATAGCAGAATTATTATAGATCACGTTGGGTTAGAAGATCTTAGGGGAAAAGGTCATGGATTATTCAAAAGAAGAGCAGAGACGGAACTGCAATGCCCTTACCTAAGTGTTTCGGATTGTCGGGAATTGATTCAACATACCTATATAGATAAGAAAAAGGAAAGGAAAAACAACCCCACTATTTCTTTAGAAGATTTAGGAGGGATGCTGCAATGATTACGGATCGTGACTATGAAGTAATTGAGTTTCTCAAATCCTACAAGGTGGCCAGTACGGATACAATCGCAGAATTGTTCTATAACGGAAAATTAAGAACAGCACAATATAGACTTAAGTGTTTAGCAGAAAAAAAGCAAATCAAGCGATCGAGAGAGGCAGTTACTAACCAATACATTTATTACACCAAGAAACCAGCGCAATTAAGGCATAGCCTTTTAATAACCGATTTTTACAGGGAACTTAACAGATATACGTCCTCGGTTGTGTTCTTTGCTCGTGAACCTGATGTTTGCGGAAAACGACCTGATGCCGTTTTCGGTTATAAAATAAACGGCTGTGAATGCCTGGGGCTGCTAGAGGTTGAAATATCGAATAAAGGATTTGATAGAGATAAATATTGTAACAAGAAATTTTTAGACTTCTTCCCTATCGCCCCCAAATTATTCATTGTTACTAATCAAACGAAAATAAAAAAAGACGGTCTATTTTGTTCTTGCTCCGTCTGCGACACCACTTTGTCCGATGTGAAATTTTGTTTGCGTTAGTCTTGCGTTTACTTTACGTTTTGTTTGCGTTCTGAGTGCAAGTCTGTAATGGATTTATCGTTGTTATTTCAATGTTTTTAAATTAAAATTAAATCCTATTTTCGTTTTTCTATCTCTTTTTATTTATACTTTCCTTCTGCCGCCTCCGCCCCCGCTGAGCGGCTCATTACCGCTGATATATTATGATAATATTTTGCCCAAAACAAAGCAAATATATACGAAAAACACCCGCAAAAACTCTTGATTATCGTTTTGCGGGTATTATCTTTTTGCACCTCTATTTTGTACTTTAATCACTTAACTCTAATAACCATACAGCGTATAAAAAGCATTAAAGAAAGTTAGTTTTATCGACTCTATTTTACGCTTTTTTGTTTACAGGACATGTGTTTTTCAACACTTTTACGAACGTAGTCCGTTTGTTTTTGATAGGCAAGTACAAACATCACAATTATTAATACAATAATACTCCATTGACCAGCTAAAACAGCCCATGAAAAATAAGTACTGAGTATAGAATAAATCAGAAATTCATATAATTTGCAAATAATAATACACACTAGCATAGCTACTATAGTTCTGTAAGTATTATTGGTCTCTGACAGTATAACAATAAAAGGTTCTGCACTGCTTGCTTCTTTATAATCAGAGTACGATGCATATTTTAAAAAGGGCTCCTTGTCTTTTGTGCTCTTATTCGTAATTCTCCACTTCTGCAATATCGGCTCAATTATCACTGACCCAAATCTGCTTAAAATCATGCCTATAAAGTAATACACAAATAGATTTTCAAACCAAGTTTCATTTGCTAAATTAAATATTGTTATTTGTCTTAGGATGTAGCAAAACACAATCCCAGGAAACAGATTGTTGAATATATTATACGATGTAATTTTATCAAGTAAAATTTTAGATGCTTCCTCCATAAATACTCCTTTATTAATCTTTCTTGATGTTGATTCATGCGTTTTTGGTTTTGAATGATCCTAGGTAATAACCAAGATCTATATTAAATGCAGCTTGATCCTCAAGAAAACTAGTATCATAACTATATGTAGACTCCGATATATAGACGTGAACGTAACCACCTCTACAATCAAAAACAATATCACCCGCGGAATTCTGGGTAATCGTATTATAACCTTGATAATAGTTTAAGTGTTTTGATGGGGCTTCTCCAATTACAATAATATGTGGGGCTAATTTTTTTAAAATATCAGCTGATACTTTTCCAGAGTCTCGGCCATGATGGGGGGCAAACAAAATATCTACCTCCTGCCAATCAATCTCATCCTTTACTTTTTCTAAAAAATCATGCTCCATATCACCCATCCACATTATCTCCACATTATTTTGAACCGAATAAGTGAATACTGGTGAAAGATTGTTATAGGCTTCTCCTGATTTAGCATTTTGCAGAGCCTGTTTAAACTCATCATTTGATGTGATTGGCCATAAGAAATTTATACCAGCACCCCCTCGCTCATCATCAGATATATTCATCCATTTCCTCCGACATCCTTTTGAAACATAAAATGCCGTTTCACTATCCCTAAGTTCACAATACTCTTTAAAACTCTCGGTTTCTTCTGCTTTGGTAGCCTCATTTTTTACACAATAAAAGTTAGAAATACCAACTGTCCCAAGATATTTAGATATACCTTTGATATGGTCTTCATCTGGATGAGTAGAGATAAATCTTTTCATGCCTTTTTGGGCAGCAAGTGTTTTTATTTCGCTAAAGTTAGCATCTCTATTGTCTTCATCCGAATAGCAACAGTCAATTGTAGTAAAGTTATCTGAATTGTGATAAATATAAAACATATCCCCATTACTTACAGAAAATGATTTTACAATACTCATAATTGAACCTCCTAATATAGTGTATCATCCTTTTTCTACCCATAATCTAATTATACACATTTAGTCAAAATCTTCCAGTATTTATAAGTTTATTCCAAAAAACTTTTTCTTTCACCCCAAAAAAATAAACCCCTCTAAGAGGGATTCAAATCGCTTTGATATTGTTTTACTTTTCCTTATCCGCTTTCTTCTGAGGTCTTCTTCTATATTTATAATATTCCTCGTCCGGTATGTATTGAAGTAAATCCTCCACTTGACAATCAAGAGCCTCACATATTTTACTTAGGTACTCCAAATTAATTCTTTCAATCTTTTCATTATAGAGTTCATTTATAGTGGCTGGCCGAATCCCAGTTTTCTTTGAAAGTTCAATTTGAGTCATTCCATCCCGTTCTAAAATTGTTGACAAATATATCTTTATCACCTGTATGCCTCCATTCTTCCTGGATATGTAACTGCATTATCAGTATTAAAGATATAGTATCAACTTTTACCAAAAAATTACCTATATCGTAATTCAGTATCTAAAAAAAATTAGAAATTCCTAATAATCAATTCTTTATATCGACTACCCGCTTCACCCATAGCCATTTTCAAATTATCTGACCGCTCCACTTCTTCAATGATAAAATCCTTATAAAGCTCTCTAATAAATTCATCATCATTATATGATAAGATAAATTTCCCCTTAATGCCTTTTAGTGTATCCCTCAACAATATGTGCATTTCTTCGTTGAAAACAACCTCCCCGGTATCATAATACTTTTCCGTATTGTGATAGGGTGGATCACAATAAAAAAGAGTTCCTTCTCTATCCTGAGCAGGAATCAACTTAGTAAAACTTTTATTTTCAATAAGTACCCCGGTAAGACGTTTTTTCACTTTATGTAAAACATCCAAATCAGCCGCTTCTCTAGCCCTGCAACCAAAGGAACGAACCGTTGCACCATAGGAAAGTTTTATCAAATATAAATATCTGGCCGCCCTCTGAATCTCCGTCATTTGACTAATATCGGCAGCTTTGTATCTTTCAAAAATCTCCCTACCACTTAAAGTAAATTCAAGTTCTTTGGCTACCGCTTCCGGATGGTATTTTACATTTCTAAATAAATTCACCAACTCAGAATTGATGTCGTTGTAAACCTCTTTTTCTGCGTGTTTTTCTTTATAGAATAATACCCAGCCTGCGCCGCCAAACACTTCCACATATTTTTTCATACCTTCTTCAGGAAATCTATTCACGATTTCTTTTCTTAATAATTTCTTTCCGCCTACCCAAGCAATAAAACTATCCATAAATAAGTCTACCTCCATATAAAATCTAAACAGTAATTTCAACTTATTTTTTTGTTTTATTGTTTTTTCTTTTTTACTTGTATAAAGCCCCTCAAAAAAGAGGGGCTTTGGACAAATTTAAGTATTTTTCTTCTATTTATGTACTTTAGATTTTTGTTGTTTATTTATCCAGTGTCGGTACCTTTCCCTTGTTCCCAACTTTTAGACCTAAAAGTTCTGCAGCATCCCTTACCTTGATATATGTATTCCCATCCTTGCGGATCATATCCGCCTCCTGCTCTTTCCCATCAATAATGATTTTTTCTCTTTGTACCACTTCATCATCCCCCTTTAGTTTTTCTGGTACCTTTACAATCCAATAATATTTCACCTGACGTTTAAACAAATTATAATCTGCATTTGTTTGTGCCGGCTTATTTGACCATGGATCATTGATTAAAGCCTTTCCCGCTTCTAAGCCATACAACAAAACATAGTGACCGCTGGTTGTCCAGTTCCCCTTACCCATACAAGCGATTACCAAATCGCCACGCTCAATGGCTTGCTTTGCCATTTCATGATATTTAGATGCGGGAGAACCATAAATATTGGTACCATTCAGCATTGTAATCTCAATATCATATGCCGCTCCCTGGGGCTTAAAATAGGAGTAATATGTACCTTGGCCTTTTGCTTTATATCCATGTTTCTTAGACCATTCTGCTGTGGTAACAGGTGTAACATTCTTGTCGACCAAAGTTGCAATTACCATTGCAGCACAGGCAACACCGCACCCCTCAGCCTTAATTGTTGTTTTCTCCCCCGGTGCAGAATAGTCATGACTTGCCCACTTTGGATCATTCTGCATATACAAAACTGGATTCATTCGTCTCCGCCACCCTTTCCTTTTTCATACTGAGTCCCAAAATAGAAAGCAATTACCACACTGAATATAGTTAAAAACTGCTCTCCACTAATTCGTCCCTTTAAAGCCAACCATCCAAAGACAAACGTCAATAGGATAGTAACCAACGATTTTACTGTTAGTAAATTTTGAATTGAAATCTTTGTTCCTTCACTTAATCGTGCTTTACTTTCTAATAATTCACTTTGTACTTCTTTCGTTTCGTTCTCTTTCATTTTTTATTTCCTCCCTTCGCATTCTGCTTTCCAGCCGCTTCTCTGCAATCTTGTCCTGCCTTTCCGCTTGACGGTTAAAAATAGTCATAATCCCACAAACACCTAATTCAGTACCGAATAATACTAATGCACTGCCAACAATAGTGGAGACATCTACACCAAAACATGCTAATACCATGCCAGTAACCACCACCACAACGCAAAATAATAAAGACCATACTACAATGGTTGTCATAGTATCATCGTTAATCCGAAAACGTCTGCGTTTTTGTCTCCCCATACCCTCACTTCCCGTCTAAATCGTGCAGCCTCTGACCGTGTTCTCTTAAAATTTCATCCTGCCCATTGTTATGGCCCCACAACCTTTTATGGCTGTCATGGTTATCCTTATCAAACTCGCTGAATTCCTTTGTCAACTGCGAAACGTTAACATTTAATGCAGTGATCGCATTTGTTAAAGATACAATCGGCTTCACAACACCAACCCCGAATCCAAATAAAGCGATAATACCTAATACAATTTCCCAAGTCATATGTTCACCCCTTTATGTCCCAATAAAAAAGCCCGGATATGCTCCGAGCTTTCTCCATAACCTATGTACTTTTTACACTGCTAAATCTTCACCTGTGATTTCCTTATACTCAGCCGCAGTTATTTTTTTCAGTTCAACAAACTGAGCAAGCTGGTCTTTTCGTACAAATTTCTTACTGTATCTCATACTCAATGAGTCGAACATTGGACTTTTTCCTACTAAACTCATACTGTTGTACCTCCTCTCAACACTGCCAATTCAATATCTGTCATTTGCTGTGCTAACATTTTACGCTCCTCTTGTGCCTCGATATCCCGTAGTTCTGAATCGGTCATTGCTTGCATCTTTCGTAAAATGGGGTTCTTCAACTTCGGGTACAGGGGTCTGAATATCCGCATAAGAGAACAAGACTTCTTTACTTACTAAATCACACCCACTTATGTACCCAACCTTTCCCACCACTTCTGGTGGAGTTGGGTAGCTTTCCAACTCAATGTAATTACCTACGTCAGACTCACTCGGTTTTGTAGGTTCACACAATACCCTGCCGTCAACAAATACATAAACCATAACTTACACCTCCAAATCATAACCAACGATTACATGCTTTTTAATGAATTTACCAATGTACATAACACCTGCATAAGGACCGGGGTCAATATCTCTAAAAGATGTAATAATTTTGTAAATACAGTCCGTATTCTTGTCTATACACATAGGTCCAAACCTTAGATTTATATAGTCATGATTATCCGACAGCCTAGTAATTTCACCGGAGGTTGATACTATTAAATGGATAGCACCGTTAACTCGGTCGTCAGAAGAATAAAGCATAATAGAGCCATCTGATAGATAATCTAAATCCTCTATCGCAAAGTTCTTTAAATCGGCATGTACTTCCAAGTTACTGGATGATGGTGTAGTTTTATCTATTTTTAAGGTACGAGTATAGCCACTAAGTTGTGATGTACACAGGAAATCTTCACCATAACTAAAAACATTATGTATACTACTACATGAAATAGTGGCAAGTAGGCTTAAGTTCTGCGAATCCAGTAAATACAATGAGTTACCCTCTAAATACACGAGATAATTACCGTTTACTGCTAATTTTCCAGACGAAGTACCTATTACAGATGACTCACACGACTTTATACCTACTGCTGTGGTATATGCCATTATCTTATGTGTTGTCTTATCATAGATATATATAGTATCCTCTGTAACAACAAGTGATGCTATATCCGCACCTGTGATATTAAAAAAATATGTACTAGCATCACTTCTATGGTCAACCTTATATACACCGCCCGATTGATTCCCTGCGTAATACAGGTGTGTGCTATTCATACCCTTTTTCAAGGACATATCATTACTAAACTTAACACCCCCTCCTACCGTTCGTATTTTGTTATTAGCCAGACTTACGGATATAAGGCTATAATCAGAGGTTGAATTTCTGCGATAAGTATACATAAAACTATCACCAACTACTAAGCAACCTTGTGTGGTTAATAATTCACTACTGTTAGTGTTATTACCCAAAATAGGTGATTTGTCTACCATTACTAGTTGTTCATACATGATGGGAGAATATTTCTTATTTCCGGAAGTAATCCTACCACCAACACCTTTTAACAGTGCGTTTGTTTTTCCCATCAAAGTTCCACTGGTTTCCGTTGCCCCTGCATCCGCAGTATTCCCCACTTTATTTTTAATTTCTGCCACATCTAACTCTAATTGCGGATTGCTCTTTGCCTCGGCTATGGCCAATTTAACCGCTTTTGGAGTAGCCGCTAAATCCTCTCTTTCAGAGTCAATTTCGCTACTAAGCATTGTATGCCCATATTTAGTAAGACTGGCTTTCCCTTGACTATGGTTTTCAAGTTCAGTCGCAGATGCGTATATCAAACTACTATCAATCACCGCTGTAACATGACTCGCATTACTCACAAAAATAGGAACACTTACTATCTTTTCAACAATTTCACTGCCTCCTGCCGGTATGTATTCCGCCAACTCATAGGCATTACCGTAGGCATATAGCGTTTCTGTTCCATCTGCCCCCGCCTTGGCAAAAACACCAATCTCCCTCCAATAAAACCCCTGTGTCAACAGGCTATTATCAAAGGATCCTTGCACATTGGCATACTGCTCTTTGGTTGTAATGGAGGAAATACTCACATCCAAAACGGGTTTTACCAAAGCTGTTAACTCGCCGATTGCCTGGCCAGTCAGCCTGCCATCCCCAAGCTGTATTTTGGTAAAGGTCAGTACCTTCCCCGCTACGGCTTCTTGCATAATCCTCCTACCACCTGCAGTAAATTGCACCGCATCAAAACTCATAAACTTCTCCCTCCTAACTGATAAAGCGGAACGTATGTCGGGTACCTGTATGAAGCACAGCCGCTACAAATATTTCTTGCTTAGCAGATAAAACAACCTCAATGCCGTCCAGCTTGGCAGATAGCCTTTTTACGCTCTCTGCCGTTTTAATAAACTCATTTACGGTTTCCGTTGTAACGGATGGGCTATTTGTAGTGATTTTGAAGTAGCCTGGCCGACCATTATATTCATACCATTCCAATACAGATGCATCACCAAATATATCCGTACAAACAGTCTTTAAGGCTTCAGCTGTTCCTGCTAGGGAATAGTATGCTAATGTACCTTTTACCAAGCTACGCTTTACCTCTATGCTAAAATTTTCAGAATGCTGTGGAGTGCGTAGCTCTGCCGCTATTACATCTAGGATCTTATGATCCGCCTGGTCTATGGCACTGTATGTTCTGCTTTGTTCCGCTGCAATCATAATCTTCCTGATTTGCTCCCGAATCACTCTAGAAATGGCAATGCACCATGGCTGTTCTGCCACTATATCAGGCAAGCTTTGGGTAATGAGTGCATCATATAGCTTAATCATCCTCAAGCCCCCTATAAGTCAATGTCTTAGCTGTACAATTACCAACTTCATACTCATTTACTGCTGTATGTACAGGTGCAGTAAGTTCAACTCGTTTAGCACCTGCCAAAACAACCCGTTTGATTAATTCCGAAGGGTTAATATCTCGCCCTAATTTCCTTTGCCACTGCAAATACTCCTCCACAGCTTGTGTAACTGCACTCTGGATTGCCACTGCCTGACCTTGGTCAGAACGATTAATATAATAATCCAGACTAATTGTATACCCCTTTTCCTGGGGAGCTGATACCGTTACATGGTCTGTCAGAGGGCGAATTTTATCTTTGCTCAAATGAGCAAGCATGCCTTCTCGCTCCGTTTCCGTTGGTAGCCGCCCCTCATTCATCAAAAATACAATCACCACTTGATTTTCCGAAGGACTATAAGCCTTAACATCAGAAACATTGGTATGAAAATCCTTGGCATGGTATTCATAGGCCTCCGTTGCCCCTGCAGTGCTGTAACCTGAAGGTGCATAGAAAATCCGTTCTGTAAAAGCATCGTCGCTTTCCATTTCTGCGCCACCCTCAGAAACCTTGGTGTTGGCCACACTTTTGATATAGGGAACAGGATCCACCATTTCCGTGATCACTCCAACGGGTATACCATTACTCCCTACCCCCGGCGCAAGAGCAGTAGCTTTTACTGTGACAAAGGTTTCCCCCACTGGGATTTCTGCATATTGGTCCGTCATGAAATAAACACCCTTTTCCGTTGATACCCTTGTACCTCCGGGGATAGATGTTGCTTGACCTCTAGCACTATTCATTGAAAATTTAAGCATTACTGTTGCAAAGGATGGCTCTTTTCTGAACAATTTTTTCAAAGCTCCAACGTTATCCAGAAAGTCCCCATAACTAAATTTTAAAAGGTTCATCTTTCCGGCACGGTCAACAAATTGCATGGCCTGATAAATAGCCAAGGATGCACTATTTAAAATTAATCTAGAAGGGTGTGCCTGAGGTAATTCCTCCGATTTTCCTGTTATAGCTTTCAATTCCCTCAGGTAATCAGCAATCATTTCCTCTTGTAACTCTTTTAAAGATTTTCCCTCAATAAAAGAAATTTCAGGCACATTTTTCAAAGCTTCAATATTAGACAATCTGAATCACCACCTTTGGTTTTAACTCTCCCTCATTGCTTGTTTCCCATTTCACTTCTTGTACCAAAACTCTAGGCTCGTATTTTCCTGTTTTCCCGATAATCTCCGCCGCCATTCTTGCTTTTGCTACCTCCGTGGGCAAATCTACAAAACCCCAGTCTAGACCAAATTCCCTATCTAATGCCACAGTCCCAATGGGTGTTGCATATAAAATCGTAAGACAGCGGCGAATATCCTCCGCCGCTGTTGATGCACCAACTAATTCAATTTTCACTTGGGACAATACGCCACCCCCTATACATATTCTTCTAACGATAGCGAAACCGTTATTTCCGAAACTTCACCCTTTGAATAAATCGTTTTCCAATCATCAGTAACCGTTAGTAATCTCCAAAGATT